CGCCATCTTTGCCCGGCATGATCCACTTCGCCAGAATACCCGCAATAAGCCCAAAGATAATCCAGGATAAAATTCCCATAACTTTCCTCTCTGTATGGTTTTTGTCATTAAATCAACGACACAAAAAAGAATAGCACAGGATTTCAGAAAGGAAATTTGTGATAGGCATCACAATGAGAGAGTGCGCAATTATTCATCAACAAAAAGAGCCTGCCGCATAAACTGTGGGGTTGCATCTTTTGTTGAGAAAGATTATCTTTCTCAACACTGAATAGTTGAGCGTAACACTCAGGTATTCAGTACGACATTGCTCACATTGCTTCCAGTATTTCTTGCCCACTCCTGAGTGGGCTTTTTTTTCTGTTCATACCCCAACAAACGCGTACCGGTTACGTCCTGCGCGTTTTGCCTGGTAGAGCGCCTGGTCAGCGGCAATAATGATATTCTGCTGGCTGCCCGCGATGTCGACCGCACGCGCGGTGGAAATCCCGACGCTTACCGTCACCCGTCCGAAGGGGCTAAAATCATGCGTGATTTGCAGGGAGAACACGTTGCGAATAATCGTCTGCGCCAGTCGAAGCGCCTCCTGAATATCCGTATCAGGCAATATCAGCGCAAACTCCTCTCCGCCGTAGCGCGCCACAATCTGATTATCACGGGTAAGGCTCTCCCTGAGACTGTTTCCCAGCAGCGCCAGACACCGGTCCCCTTCCGGATGGCCGTAGTTATCGTTATATTTTTTGAAGTAGTCCACGTCCACAATCAGTATCGAAATCGCTGCGTCATGCGCGGCACAAGTCGCGATTTCAGAGAGGATTCTTTCATCAAAAATGCGACGGTTGTACAGCCCGGTCAACGCATCCTCGGAAGCGATAATCTTCAGCGCCTTATTATCTCTGGTTTTTCTGGATAAGTCGGAATACAGGAAGTATGACGCGACGATAAGTATCGCAGTGAAAACGAAAATGAGCAGCGCCAGCTGAATAGCCTGCTTGCGCCACGGTGCGAGGGCTTCATCAATGCTGACGGCCACGGTGGTCACCAGCCCGTAGCGTCGGTTTTTCTCATAGGCGTAAATGCGTTCGATTTTATCAAACCGCGAAACGGAACTGGCTATCCCGGTATTTTGTACCTTTAGGTATTTCCTGAAGAGGGGTGAATCAGAAAAAATCGTGCCGACGTAGGTATTTTTAAAGGGGTGACGGACCAGCAGCACGCCGGATTGTGTCGTTAAGCCAATGACGCCCAGGTGACCAATATTAATCTGCCCGTAAAGCGCGAGAAAATTCTCGATACCCAGCGTCACCACCACGACACCGTTAAATGCCCCGGTGTGGGTTTCAAGGCGACGACTAATGGTAATGACCCATTTGCCATTGGTTCTGCTTACCACGGGCTCACCAATAAAAATCTGCTGATTTTTATTTTCCTTGTGATAGATAAAAAATGACCTGTCCGATCCTTTGCGTGGGCCTGTAAAAGTTTCGTGCAACGCGGTAAAGATATCGCCCTGAGCGTCGTAAACAACCACATTATTAATCTGGGTAAGAAGATTATCCTGATTATTTATCATCCGCTGAATATTGGTCGCCTGTTGCGGCGTCATGCCATAAATTTCGATTATGTCGGAAACGGTAGTAATTAACATTTCGCTTTGGCGCATGATCCCCTCGGTGTAGACATCAAGGGTATGGCTCAGGTTAGCAACGCTGGTATTAATTTGCTGAATTGACTGCTGTCTGGACGTGGCAATTTGGACGGCAAGCGACAGCGAGATGATCAATGAGACAATGATGACGGTAATGGTTGTTGTGTAAAAAGTATTTTTCACATGCACGAGCTTTTCCACCTTATCACGCCTGACATCCCTGGCTGACAACTCTTGTCACTGTAACAAAGCTGGGGATAAGAGGAAAATGAATTGCACTTAAGCATACAACAGAAGCTCGTCTTTATTTCGTTTTACAAACTAACGGTCTCCCGGGGTTTAGATAAAATGACTTTAATAAAATCGATATAGGAGACGGGTTTACCAAAATAATATCCCTGTAACAGGGTTATCTCATTACGGTTGAGATACTCCAGTTGCTCTTTTGTTTCTACACCTTCAGCGACAATGCGCAAAGAGAGTTTTTTCGCCAGGTCAATGACGCAGTCCAGCAGGATCGTTGAGTCCTTTTCCTCTGAAACCCGGTTCACAAAGCTTTTATCAATTTTAATATAATCAATGGCCAGCGCATTAAGGCATGACAGCCCGGAATAACCCGTACCAAAATCATCCAGGGCAATAACAAAGCCGGCGTTATGCAGCATGTTAAGGTTCTCCACGAGGTGAGGATTATCGACCAGCGGTTCACGCTCGGTCACCTCGAGAACCAGTTCGACCTCTTTACCCTGAAACCCCTTCCCGAAAACGCGACAGTCACCGATAAATGAAGGCGCATTAATATGCCTGGCGCTGATGTTCACCCCGATATGAAACCCGTCCGGTAGCTTAGGCAAAAGCGGCTTAAGCTGGGTCACCACTTTCGCCATCAATCCTTTGGTCAGCGGAATAATCAACCCGCTACGTTCAGCAATAGGAATAAAGACATCCGGCGGGATAAAGCCTGACTTTGGATGCTTCCATCTTGCCAGGACCTCAACGCCGTACAGCCCGCCGGTATCGCCGTTCACGATCGGCTGGTAATAAGGCTCGATCTCCCCCTGCAAAATCGCTTTACGCAAATCGTCTTCAAATGAGGTACTTTTCCCCTTGTATCGGCGGATCAAAATACCCACCGCCACCGATAGCGCGAGAATAAGCAGTATCAGGCTCCATCCCTGTTGCAAAAGCCGCGTCAGGCTGAAAAAGGCAGGAGGTTGCCAGGCAAGGCTAAAGGGAAATTGCGTTGATGCCATAAGCGCCCCCGTCCAGGAGGCCGCTTTCCAGCCCCTCACATCGCCGTTGCGAACAAGCATGCTTTCGCCGACAACCAGCCCCAAATCCACGCTGTTCGATGCGCTTGCAATGACGTCCTGCAAATGCGCGTCACTGATGCTGACAATGACGCGCCCTCCCGCGATGGGCATCTGGAAGATAAGCACCGGAATGCCGTTCACCAGTCGATTGCCGGGTAACAGCATCAATTTTTCGGCAGGTAACGTCTCAGGATGAATAATCAACACGCCATTCCCGGGAAGGGAAGTACAGATGATTTTACCCTGCAACTCGATCATGATGGCGCGCAGATGCGGTTTTAGCGCTGCCTCTGTCCCCAGCGCCAGCTGTCCGCTACTGGTACACCCTTGAGCCGCAATGCGCTTTGCCGTGCTGGCCGCACTGACTGCTTCAGCCAGAATGTTTTCTATTTTTTGGGTGCTCGCCGTGGCGGTATGACTATTACTCAGCTTCGCCATCTGCCATAGCTGCCAGTTAATAATCAAAATGCCGCTCAGAAAAAGAAACAGAGCGCTAAGAATAGGGATCATCACGTTGCGCACGATGTTTTCCTTAATAGAAAAAACAAGCATGGATGTTCTGGTAGAAGAGCCTGTGCTAACCCGGTATTGCATATAACAATGAAAATAGCTTAGCTGAGAATTGTCTTAAAAAACTGATACTTTCGTATGAGTTCACCTGCCGGCATTTACTCACATGACGTGACTATCAGGCTTGTTCCTTGCCCTGGCTGTGTTAAGATTTGTGAAATCAGGGAGCGGACTGGATATCTGGAAAATGAAAAAGCTCATTGCCATTGCTATCGTTTCGACGCTTCTGGTCTTCCTGTCTCTTTATGCGGTCAATGCTGTAATCATCGGTCAGCAGAAGAGTAAACAGCGTGAAATATCCCGTACCCTTTTACATTATTCAGAAGACGTGTCCCAAAGCGTGGCGCTGGGTCTCAAAAGCATCACGACGCAGGGATGTGATAAAACCAGCCTCGATCGCTACAGACAAATTAAGCTTAATAATCTTTATTTTGCCGATATCGGCTTTATTGAGAAGGGAAAAATAGTCTGTACCGCTTTTTGGGGGAAACTCGCGACGCCCGTTGCACTTCCTGCAGAACTGCATAAAACGCCGAGGGGCTTTCTCCTGGCCCAGTTTTCGAGAAAAGACTTTTTCACGGGCAATGCGGCAATTTATAATAATATTATTATCTTCACCTCCCGCTATGCTTACGATAAATTCACCCCGGTCACCGCAAGCTATTCGCTCAGTGCTACCACCAAAGACTTCGGCAGAGTCTTTTTTTCGGCCGCCACGGAGCTAAATCAGCAGAGCTGGCTGCATTCGACATTGTTTACCCTGACCCTGACACAGTGCAGCGCCTTCTGGGACCTGTGCGTCATCGTGCAGCATCACGACGCCGGGCTCGCCTCGTTACCTCCGTTTATCTTTGCGCTTCTCGCGGTCATTCTCTGTTTTATCTGGATTGCGATAACGTTATTTATCTTCCGTATCTATGAAGACCGTTTTTCTCTGGAACGTACGCTGATAAAAGCCGTCCTCACGAATACCATAAGCGTTAACTATCAGCCCATTATTCGTATTCACGATCAAAAAATCGTGGGTGTAGAAGTTCTGTCGAGATGGCGTGACCAAAAGCACGGGGACGTCTCTCCGGAGCTGTTTATCCCATTAATTAAGAAGATCGGTTTGTATAAAAAATATTACAGTAATATTATCGAAAAATCCCTTTCCGAAATTGCCCCTCTGGCGATAAAACACCAGCTGATAGTCTCCATAAACGTTGGGCACAAGGAAATTGAAGATGGACAGTTCATTACCATTTTGCGTCGTGCGTGTTTTGCCAACCAACTTCCCCTTTCCCTGATGAAGGTCGAACTCTCCGAAAAAGCCGTTTCCACGGCAGATATCCTCGAGGGATTCTGTCAGGAGCTGAAATCGCTCGGCGTTAAAATATCAATAGATGATTTTGGCGTGCAAAACTCCAATCTCGCCCGCCTGTCTCTGCTTGAATATGATGAAATCAAAATCGATAAGTCGCTGGTGGACGGCATCAGCGAGCATTATAAGCAAAACATCTTTGCAATCTTCAGCGATGCCCTTGCAAGATTGAATAAAACGCTTGTTTTCGAGGGTGTGGAAAATGAAATTCAATATCGCTTTATTGCAAACAGATATCCCGATGCGCTGATTCAGGGATGGTATTTTTCAAAAGCACTCACCCGGAGCGAGCTGGCGAAGCGACTCACCGGGGTCGCACCGTAACCCGAAGCCTTGCGCGTCCGTTTTTTTCCAGTCGGGCATTTCTATTTTTTACGCAAAAACATATAGTCGTCACATTCAGACGGTAGATTACCCTGAAGCACACTCATATTTTGGTTAAAAACGTGAAATTATCCTTACTATTCCCAGTGGTACTCTTTTGTCTGACCGTTATTTTCGCGCTGTTTATCGACGCCCCCGCGTCGCATATTCTGCGGAAAAAATGCATGTGGTCCGATAGCGTGATGCTGAGCTGTATCGCCAAGCATCAGCATAACGGTTTTTGAAGCAGACTATTCATTTCCCCACTGATTGAGGAAGTTCGCAATATCATCGATGCGACCCGCACGGATCCCGGCCTCAGTGGCCATCTCCTGCTGGGCTTCCTCGCTAATCTCCTCATTATTCGATAAACGGGTGAGCAGCAGCTGGAAATAATGTGCCAGCGCGTCGCGCTCTGACTCAGCGACCTGCTCAGCGGCTTCCGTCGCGTACTCATCGGCAATGTCATAATATTTCAGTGGGATATCGTTGTTCATAACAGTCTCGTCGCTAACCTGTAAGGGTAAAGCCATCAGTATATCGGACGCCCTATCTCAACCAAAGCATTGCTTCAGATGAGTAACGCAAGCAGCGCTGCGAGAGCGGGCGCGGCCTGTACATACAAAATTTTTCGGCTGGCGGTGGCTGCGCCAAAGAGTCCGGCGATCAGCACGCAGGTAAGGAAGAAGATGGCCACCTGAATCCCCTTTTCCCCGAGCCAGAGGCTCCAGAGCAGACCGGCCGCCAGAAAACCGTTATACAGCCCCTGATTCGCGGCCAGCACGCGGGTCTCGCGCGCAAAATCAGGACGCAGATTAAAGGCCTTATGCCCTGTTTTGGTATTCCACAGGAACATTTCCAGCACAAGAATATAAAGATGGATGAATACAACGACAGCGATAAGGACGGTGGCTAACATCGTGTTGTCTCCCGCAGGCAGAGGCAAAAAAAACGGGAACCCTCAGGCCCCCGCTCTTGTTTAACCCAGAATCTGGATTACATGTTCGCGATAATCGCGTCGCCAAACTCTGAGCATTTCAGCAGCTTAGCGCCTTCCATCAGACGTTCGAAGTCATAGGTTACGGTTTTTGCGTTGATCGCGCCTTCCATACCTTTAACGATCAGGTCTGCGGCTTCGAACCATTCCATATGACGCAGCATTATATGCGAGAACTTTTCATAAGTTAATGCTTTCAAAGATAATTATCAACTATCTTTGTTTAATTTTACGCCAATAACGCCATGTGCTAACTTGCTGATACCACTATCTTTGTTTTTTGTTTTGGGGAAAGAAATGAGCTTAGAAATTCGTTTCACATCTACAGACTTTGAGCATGTGCTGTTCTGTCCTTATTGCAATTCAAATTACCTTCATCAAGGCAAAGTTGAGGTATTTGAGCGACAGGAGGATGCAAAAGAAGGTACTCATGTAATTATCGATAACGATGACGTAACTATAAACCGTAATTTATCAGGTAACCCATCACGAAGAAGGCATGGATTAAAGATTGGCTTTTGGTGTGAAAACTGTAAGGAGCACCCAGTAATGTCAATCTATCAGCATAAAGGCCAAACGATGCTTGAGTTCAAGTAGCGTTCCGTCATGGGGTGTCGGGGGTCGGAGGTTCAAATCCTCTCGTGCCGATCAAAAATACATTGAAAACCAGCCTCTTATGGCTGGTTTTTTTATTGGTAATTTTCTTGTGGGGAAACATTGGGGAATAACTGGGGAATAATTACCGATAATTTTTCTTCAATCGGACGAACAAATCCCATCCTGTAGGTCGAATCACTCGCTTGGCACTGTGTGTATTTACAGTAAAAATATAACCTCCTCTCACAGAGATTAAGGAGACTGTTATGTTTGTTGAGTTGGTTTACGATAAGCGAAATGTTCAGGGCTTGGATGGCGCAAGAGAAATTATTTTGGCTGAGCTGACGAGGCGAGTTCATAGCATATTCCCCGATGCTGAAGTGAAGGTTAAGCCTATGCAGGCTAACGGATTGAATAGTGATGCCAGCAAAAGTGACCGTGAAAAGTTGAACCGTATGCTGGAGGATATGTTTGAAGAGTCTGATATGTGGCTTACTAATGAATGAATTTCCATATTGTCATCACAGCGAACCCGGATCCCCTACCGGATTTAGCGTTCTCTTTTGGCTTTGTCGCAACTTTGCGTAGCTCCTTCCAGTTTCACAACGTTTCGCTTTACGCATTTCATCCTCACCAGCATAATCACCGCGAATCCGTTTGTAATACTTAACCAGCGCCCGCTACTTTTTCTCCCTACCCTATACTTTCAGTCTGACTGACTGGAGGTTTCTATGTGTGGACGTTTTGCACAAGCCCAAACCCGTGAAGAATATCTGGCATACCTGGCCGATGAAGCCGATCGTGACATTGCGTATGATCCGGAACCCATTGGCCGGTACAACGTGGCGCCTGGTACCAACGTTCTGCTGCTGAGCGAACGCAACGAGCAGCTGCATCTTGATCCGGTCCTGTGGTCTTACGCGCCAGGGTGGTGGGATAAAGCACCATTGATAAACACGCGGGTCGAGACGGCGGCCACCAGCAGGATGTTCAAGCCTCTCTGGCAGCATGGCCGGGCAATCTGCTTTGCTGATGGATGGTTCGAGTGGAAGAAGGAAGGCGAAAAGAAGCAGCCATATTTTATTCACCGAGTAGACGGCCAGCCGATTTTTATGGCGGCGATCGGCAGCACACCGTTTGAACGCGGCGATGATGCGGAAGGTTTTCTCATTGTGACATCGGCAGCAGATAAAGGTCTGGTAGATATTCACGACCGTCGGCCACTTGTTTTGTCGCCAGAAGCCGCCCGGGAGTGGATGCGCCAAGATATAGGCGGGAAAGAAGCTGAGGAGATAGCCGCAGACGGTGCTGCGCCAGCTGACAAATTTATCTGGCACGCCGTGACGCGCGCCGTGGGTAATGTGAAGAACCAGGGGCCGGAGTTAATCGAGGCGGTACAATGAAAAGTAAAAAAGACCAGACGCGTCTGAAATGAGCGAGGAGCAGACTATCGGGCCTACTTGTTGTAAAATCAGCTAAGGTTGTCGTAAGTGATTGCTCATAAACGTTTATGAGCAGCGTACCTAACAGACAACTTAAATGCATAGTCAAGTGATGATAATGTATTGAAGCTTTGATTAATAAAAAATAATATATTTTATGAGAGGTAATGACCATGGATAATTCTCAACAAAATTTCTGCTACGAACAATATGAATCAGTAAAGGAAATATTACGTAAAGAGATAAGGAACGATTTTTATGAAATTATTACTCAGGTTAAAAAGTGCGATTATATCATAGCATCTTCTATACATGGCATGAAAACACATGAATCATTAACGGCCGCAGCAAACGCCCATTCACTTTTCTTAGTGGCTTTCGACTTAGCTCAATCTGGTCATTTTACTGCAATATTCCCTCTTTTTAGAACGGCCCTTGAAAGTGCCATCTATGGATATTTATTTAATTGCGAAGAAGGCCTCAGTGAAAAGTGGAAGAAACGTCAATTATCCGAAGATGACTTTAATTCTAATAAAAAAGCATTCACTGCAGCAGTCAAACGGTTTAGAGGATACTTGCAACGTCATGATGAAAAATCAGGTGACACGCCGTATGAGCAATACATCATGAGCTTGTATGATGCAGCAATCGATTTTGGTGCTCACCCAAATCCTATTGGGTTACTGAATAATATATCATTAGAAAGTGAAGGTAATAACATAAAATTCAGCTACGATTATTTATGTACGGATCATAAGGATATTCTTAAGGCTCTCAGTGCATGCCTTGATTATGGGGTTGCAATAGCTGCAATTAACCATCTCTCACATATTTTCAACAATTCAGAGCATCCGAGATTGGATTCCATTTTCCTTGATTTCATCAAGGAAAACAATAGAATAGTAGATAAACTAAATGGAAGCCCCTTAGGTTTTGAACACAGGTACTATAATCGAATCAATAACTTCGTACCTCCTGATGTATAGTTTTTAGTTTGAGTTATATTGATTTTTTATAAGTTCTAAACTGAAAAAATATCGAATCCTCAGATATCACCCACGTTATATACGTGGGTGTCAATTACATGAGTAGTATGCTGATGACAGCTTACTCTCTTTCCAATACAAACTAAGATCCGAACTTGTGAGCTACTTCCGCTCCTGGCACGAAGCGGACCAGGTAACTGAGTTGGAGGTCGGCTGTGAGCGAGGAGCGGAAGTATTAAAAAAGATATGGAACTGAAACCGATGTCCTCGCAGAGTAACAATGCTGACAGTAATTGAGGATGGCATATACTGCTTAGATAAATGAAGGTGGCGTATCCCTTCTTCATTTATCTATTACGACTACTATTCACCCATGAATACTCTGACTGTCTTAACTCCTCATGTAAGTTGTCGGGCAACATTTCTTCAGGTTGATAATCTCTTTTAACTTCATATACTAAATTTGAAAATACTTCAAGAAGTTCATCTTTATCTTTCGAAAATTTAGCAAGCGCGAGACGAATATCTCTTGAATAATTTTCTAAATTTTTATGGTACCGAGTTGCTTCGCATATCTTTTCATAAGAATACCAAATGTCGTTAATATTTTTAAAAATTTCCATGTGACCATAGATATCTTGGACACTGTTATCTTGCGAATAAGTAAAAACGACATCTATAAGCCCTGAAAGCTCTTTTGCCTTTTCAACAATTACAACACTCTCTCCTCGGATAAGTGAAGAAAGCCATTTCATCTTGGATCTTTTGGTGAGAATGTTTCTTTTATTAAATTTTACCGTTGCGCTACCACCTTTATTTTTGTTTGCAGCTAAAATTAGTTTTTCAACTTCATTTTCATTCATGACTTTGTAGTAAATAATGGGATTAGATGTTCCATCACCAAGAACTATTGACACCAAAACCACGACTCCATCAATCTGATTCCAGTAATTAAAATCTGAAAGATACAAGGATATGTTAGGAGAATCAGAAACAGTGCTCTTTATTTGAACTGCAAAAAAGTCACCAGTTGAAAACTCCTTGTCAAAAACTTCAACTTGCGCATCAATCCCAACATCTATATCAAGAAGTCTGCAAGCCCATTTAAAATTTGAAACAACCCAATATGCAAAATAATATTCTCCTGACCATCCAGTTATGCTTGTATCTTTAAATCTTTTCACTATATCAATCCTTTGTAGCTGAATTTTTATTAGACGGGTCAATCTTTTTTAACACGTCAATTAGACCTATAATTATTTTCTCTTGTGGTAATTGAGGTGTTTTCTCAAAGTTGATGTTGCTACTCCTAAGATCTTGCAATGTTTTACTAAAATCGCCCCCTTCTTTTTTACTTATAATATAAGCCAGCCTCTGATTTTCAAAATCAGTCCCAAGTTGCATGTAATATCTAATGAACACCAAAACGGCTCTCATTATGAAACCAACAAATATTATTAGAGATAGAGTTAGTAGGACCGTAGCTATCGAGTCAGCAATTTTTTCACTCTGATTTTTTGTGGTGTTGTAAGTGATCCCTCTCCAAGCCTTATAGGAAGCCTCTTGTTCCGGACTGAGGGGCTTAAAGTCATTGCCTAAAAATACACCCACATGCCTCTCCCCCTCATTTTTACCAGTATTAAATAAAACCAGATCGCCAGGCTTGAGGTTATTTTTTTTAATTATGGACGCATTAAGAATATCGGAAATCCAGTTTTTCTGATTGTCCTTATATCCAACAATAAGAGTCGCAACTAAAGTGGCAGCCATAATCAATAGAATTATCAGAGCGATGTTTGTCCGTCTCACAAACCTTGCTCTATGCTCTAAAACACTATAGACATCTATATCGCTACAAACGGTTTCTTTTTTGTCTGATGACATCTTCCTTTCCCTGTGTCGATTGCATAAGTTGCTCTACTGAAAATAGTTATACCTTAACATTTAACTGACTGGAATCATTACTGTAAATCTGACCTGCTCCCTTTGAATAACACTGGCTTAGGATATCGACGTCCGCTTGTGGCACAAAGCGGACCAAGACATCAGGAATACTTATCGGACTCTTAGCAGATCTGAATATCTCGTCGTATATCGAGGCGACAGCATTTCTCGCTTCATTTGCCACTGTTGCTGAATGCCCTGCCCGGCAAAGTAGAGCGTTCCTCTGCCGTCTCTGGCATTGAGTTGATCAAGAACCTCCATCAGTTTATCACTACCGGGCCGCGTCGCGTTTTCATCGAACAAGTTGAGCTGGGCTACCCCCTGACTGAAGAAATCACCCAGCATAATGCCGGCTTTCTGGTACCTGTGGCCATCCTTCCAGATTTTGTCCAGGCACTTTACCGCGGCGTTAATGATGTCGCGTGAATCCTGAGTGGGGGTTCAGGCCAATGCTGTAAGCAAGGTCAGGGTTTATCACTATCGGCCGGGATGGCATCAACAGGCTCATGGTCGTCCTTTAACTCTGAAAATTTACGCTGGAATTGCTCAAGAGGGCTGAAGCACTCATGATCGTACCCTTCGCGAAGGTATATAACGCGTCGAGTCTGTGGCTCCCACCTGAGGACGTGGACGGGGATACCTCTGTGGTCTCTGAATCGCCGGTCAACTTCAGCCATTCCTCACGCCCCTTCTCGTTCATCTGAGTAAAAGCCTCTACCATCGCGTTCTCAGGCTGGTAGTTGTTCGTGCCAACCTGGTCGTTTAATCTCTCCACATAGCCGAACGGGGAGTCTTTACCCACCAGCGGAAGGCATCTGAATTGCTTCGCTGGTCTCAATCGGTTTAAACTGTTCATGCGTTAGTTTCTCCACTGAATACGACACGCCAAGACGCCAGGGGCCTGCACGCCCGCTGGCGTCACTTTTTTGGGGATTTCTTCCGGCTAAACAGCCCGACAATCGCGCGGATTTCTTCTTCACGCGCAGCCAAATGGCGGCGGTGATATTCGTTAATTTCTTCAGCTTCATGCGGCTCGATCACTCCATCTTCCAGGGCTTTCTGAATAACGGTATCGACTCGTCCACGTGCTGCTGATGTACGCATTGCGCGATCAAACAAGTCGACACGGTCCAGGTCTTCCAGATGAGGAACATCCACCAGCAGCGCACCGCAACGACGAGCGAAGTAATCCGCCAGGAGAGACGTATTTGAAATGTCTTCCATAGCTTCCAGCTCGTTCACTTCGAAGAAGCGGCAGCCGTTCTTCTCATAAATGTTGTTGTTGAACTGCGTTAATGACATGCCAAGAGCACCGGCCATAGCCTCACGCCCACCGGGGTACGCTTTGCACATCGCTTTTACTACTTCTTTCAGGCTTGGCTCTACCATGTTGTTTTTCCTTTGGTAGTTATTATTTGAAAGTAGTTTCGTTAGATTTCTGAGGGCGGCTAATCGACTTAATTAACTCAGTTGAATACTTGCCCATTGATGCTATTGAGATTTTTTCTGCGTAGTCAGTCTCTCCAGAATAATCCGTGCGAGGTAGAGAGCCTTTTTTCATCCATTTATAGATTGACCTGACACTACAGCCACAAGCTATAGAGGTTGCTTTAACCCCAATGTCTTTGATGGCCTGAACAAGAGTGACTTTTTTTACATGCTGCATAAAACTCCACCATACTGAACTAAAAGTTCATTTTAAGATGGAACTGATAGTACACGCAAGTATCTCTATTATTGAACTCATGGTTCATGAAGAAAAAGCGCGAAAAGACTTCTCTGATAGGCTTGCGCTAGCCTGTGAAAAAGCTGGGTTGCAGTTGCATGGGCGTCAGGCTTACATCGCCAAGAAGATGAAGCTAACCCCCAAGGCTGTAAGCAAGTGGTTCAATGGAGAGGCTATACCTAGACGTGGAAAGCTCCAAGATCTGGCGGCTATCCTTGGTACGTCTGGCTCTTTTTTGCTTGGAGAAATTTCAGAGGGTAGTACTAATGTCGAACATTTAAAAATTTACAGTGATATTTATCGTATTGACGTTCTTGACCTTAAACTAAGTGCAGGGCCTGGTACTTACATATCTTCTGAGCATGTTGATGTTCTGTATGGTATAGAATTTACAAATAATCATGCAAGAGAGCTTTTTAGCAATAGACGCTCTGAGGATATTAAAGTTATGACGGTTTGCGGAGACAGCATGTCCCCATCGTTAACGTCAGGTGATAGATTATTTTTTGACATCTCAGTCAGGCAGTTTATTACAGATGGAATTTATGCCTTTGTCTTTGGAAAAACATTCTATGTTAAAAGATTGCAAATGCAAGGAATACGTCTTGCCGTACTCTCGGATAATCCAACTTACGAAACATGGTATGTAGAAGAAAAAGATCAAGATCAATTATATATAATGGGTAAAGCGTTAATTCATGAGTCAGTAAAATACAACAAAGTCTAACTTCCTAACAACATAGCAATGGGTTTAAAATGGACAAAACAAGTGTTTTTTCATACTATGCATTTGGATATAATTATCATATCGTGCGGAGCATAGAGGCTAATTCGGATAAGGTTGATGCAATAAACAAAATAAAAGAGCATTTAAACAATTTACAGAATTTAAATCTTGCGATTACTCTCAAAATTTTCAAGAATAGATGCGAAAGACTAATAAAAAAAATTGAAAAAGCTGAAGGCGACAAGTTTTTGCCTGAGCATGAGAAAGAACTAACTGAAATCATTGATGAAGCTGATGCAGCTATGGATGCTGAGCTTTCTTTAAAAATGGTATTGTCTGTTACTCAAAAAAGATTTGATACAGAATCTTTACTGGAAGAACCAAAAAATCTTTTAGCCGAAAATGTATGGGGCTTTATGTCCGATCAAGCTAAACTTGATTTCTCTGAAGCAACAAAATGTATTGCGATGAACTTGCCGACTTCGTCAGCATTTCATTTAATGAGAGCAGTCGAAGAAACTTTAAAGCAATTATATTTCCATTTTGTCAAAAGAAATCGCTTAGCAAAACCCATGTGGGGCCCTATGGTAATTAAACTCAACGCAAAAAACAATCCAAAACCGAGAAAAGAAACTCTAGATATGCTAGATATGATAAGGCTTAATTATAGAAACCCTACGCAACACCCAGAAAAAAATTATAGCATCGATGAAGCACAAGACTTATTAAATAACAGTATTGTAGCAATAAACTGCATTTACAGAGATATTCACCCAATACATCATAATTTATAGTGAATCGTGCAAAACAAGCCTCGTTAAACAATGGGGCTGTCTTTATAAATCAACCCCTCTTATATAAGTCATACTATTTAAAGTATTTATAAATATTTCCCCTACATTTAATCACACTCGAATTGTTTTTAGTAAATTTAAAGATCATATTATATTCTTTAATAAGACAGAGCTGTTTATATACTTATAAAATATCTTCTCAAACAATGTAGATTGAGATAAATACCAATAAAATTCAATATCTTATGGTAGCTTAAAGATCTTTAATGAGTTTCCCCCTTTACAAATTGAACCAAAAGTACATAATGTGATTCTATACACTTCAATCGTTCATAAGAATACTGCGATCCTAGTAAAAATGGCTTAAATAATTGAGGGTTAACTTAATCTATGAATACCCCCATCAAGTAAACCTAAGGGTTAATATAGTTACCTGTTTAAATAAGTGACCTAAGCGGGTACTTTCTGTAACGAAACCCTACATTTTTGTCGCCAGCCGGCAGGGATTCGTGCAACCAAAATTCAGCGCTGTGCAGAGCGTATATATCACGGAGAAACTAACCATGAACAACACACAGACCGTCACCATGTTACAACCACAGATGACCAGAGAGCAGCTTATCGACGCAGCTCGTAAAACAGCCCCTCTCCTCCCAGCGGCTTACGGTTGGATGATTAACGAAATGGCTAATCGCCTTGACTATACCAGCGTCGCGCTGTGTGAAGAGATGGCGCAGCGGAAGGAACTGGCGGAGCAGAACGAAACCCTGCGTGAAGATGTCGCCAGTTGGGCCAAAGAGTGCGACCGCATCGAAGAGCGCCACACCAAAATGCCTACCAACATGCACCAGCTGGAAGCTCAGCGAGAACTCCGTGAGCTGCCTCGTGTCGTCATTTCCCTGAATAACGAGGTTTCTCTCTGATGGCTAACTCATTCAAGCAGATGACCAAGGCCGGTGTAATTAAGCGCACCGATACCGGGATGTTTATCGCTCTTTCCGATATCCACATTCGTGAAGGTTTCAATAAGCGTGAAGACGATGAACGCACCCGCCAGGCAGATGATGACCTATTCAACTATCTGATGAATGGCGGATCAGTTCCACCGCTGGAAGTTATCGCACGTGATGAAGGTGGTGTTTGGGTTGTTGAGGGTCATCGCCGTCGCCGCTGCTATGCGCGCTGTGCTGAAGCTGGAAAGCCCGTAGACCGCATCCACATTATGCCGTTCAACGGCAATGATGTTCAGCGCCTGGCTCGCATCATGACAAGTAACAACCAGCTCCCGCTATCCGATATGGAACAGGCTGCAGTTATTCAGGAGCTGCATAACGCCTTCAACCAGACCACCAGCGAAATTGCAAAGCTTGTTAATAAGTCCGTGGCCACGATAGAGAAGTTGCTGCTCCTGAGCACGGCGAACCATGACGTTCAGCAGGAAGTTAAATCCGGTGCGGTGTCAGTCGATGTCGCGGTTGATCGTGTTATGGAGTATGGCGAACAAGCCGGAAAAGTTCTCCAGCACGATAAGGCAGTAGCAGCTGCCCAGGGGAAAACGAAAGTTACCCGCAGTTCTATCGCTCCGGAACTCAGCGCAAAGAACGCGCGCCGTTTCGTTGAGCTTATGGCTCAGGCCACAATCAGTGATGAAAGTGTTTTCACTCTTGAAGGAACTTCCCTTGCTGAAGCGCTGGCCATTATGGACGAGCACAAAGCGATTGCGGAAGCGCGTGAAACATACCGCCTTTCACAGCCAGTGCCTGAAACAGAGGTAGTAGGTAAAACACTTTACGTGAAACTAGAAGGCATTGAGATTGGTACCGCTCAAATCTATCGCGGCAAAAACGTCATCCTGAATGGGATAGTCACCAGCCAGTCAAAAGCAGTGGCCCATTTCGTTAAGCAACACAAACTGCAGCAGGAAAATAATCATGACAGCCAATGAACCAATGACCGGCGAACAGCTGGATGAAATGATGACTGTTGCTGTCAACAAGCAGCGCGAGGCTGAGACCGACTGTAACCGCCCTTCCGCTATGTTCGCTTATGCAGTTCAGGTTGCTGTTCTGGAGTTGCGTAAGGTTCGTGATGATGCTGCGTCGCTGGCTGCGGAGAATGCGGGGCTCGCTGCGGAATTGCAGTCAGTTAAAGCCATGAATGATTGTCTGTCTGAAGAACTTCGCGGATATGAGTCTGACGGCGCTTTTGAGGGCCCGAAAATGCACCTGCTGTGGTGGCAGTGCGAAACGCCAAATCATGACGCTTTCCTGGCTGAAGTGCGGGCGCATGAAAGGAATGATCTGATCGATGAGCTAGAAGCTCGGTTCACCGAATTATCCCAGACCAGCCCAACGCCAGAGTTGCGAAGTGGTGCTGCTGGCGCCGCTGGTTTTGTCTCTACTTTTCGCAAAGGAGTGCAGTCATGAGCAAATCACTTAATTCTCGTTGCATTCGTCGCTGGGAAGTTGAGTTTAAGGGCGTCTGCGATTCGAAGTTAAATCCATGGTGGCGGAAGCGTGACCTACGCGGTTATATCCGCGATGCTGCACTGACAACCACTGATTGCATGGTTCAGAGCATGGCCGATCGAAATGCCAAGATTGATTTTTGTGGTGTCGATAACGGATGGTCTCCGGAGTTCTCTGCCTGGTATGGCGAACGTCGCGAACAGTACCTCAAAGAGGCGCGAGACTACCTCAACGAAGAAGCCACTAACGATGAAATCGACGAAGAGATTCAGAACGAGCTGGAGGCCTGGAATGACTAACCTGCAGTTAGCTGTTAACGGTGAATACTTCGACCAGATGAAGTCTGGTGAGAAAACCGAAGAGTATCGACTGGTAAATCCGTACTGGTGCCGAAGGCTCTCACATGGCCATAATCAGCAATTACCTCGAAGCTTCGACCGCCTGATTATCACCCGAGGCTATCCTAAGTGCGACGACGAGAGCAAACGCATCGACGTTCCGTATGCTGGTTACGAAGTGAAGGTGATAACACATCCGCATTTCGGACCCGACCCGGTTAAGGTCTTCGCTATCAAGTTCAATATCGATGGCCAGTAAACTCAAACAGCGGCGCCTGCGCCGCCTTAAGACCGACTGGTGGCGAGAAGAGGCAGAGGATTGCCGCTCACGCCTGCTGGAGCTTGCCGGGGAAATCGACAGGCTCAAGAAGTTGGTTATCCGCGTACCGATGCCGCTTCTCATGCCAAAGGAAATGATTCACCAGCTCTATTACACCGAAACAAAAAGATGTCGTACCTGCAATGATGGGCTCCGTGGTGGTTGCTCATCTTGCGTTTTCTATAAGAGATAGCCGGGTGCAGCCGGTTAAGTGGAGAGCTATACGATGAGCGGACAAAGCCAACGTTTTCTTACCCCTGATGACCTTTATCAGCTTACTGGTTATCGCCGCCCTTCCCTTCAGTGCCGCGCGCTGAAAGAAAGCGGTGTATTTTTCGTGCCACGAAAAGACGGTAGGCCTGGCACTACATGGGATCATGTAACTAACCCTGCAGGCCTAAAGCTGGTAGTGAACAATCTAGAGGAAGAAGAACCAAACTTTAAGGACATGTAATGCCCAGAATCCGCAAAAACCCAGAAGATAATTGGATGCCGCCCCGCGTTCGTCGGGGCAAGTCAGCCTATGAATTCAGAACGCCAGACGGCAGAACTGTAAGATTGTGCAATCACGATCTTACTAAGTCTCAGGTCTGGGCGGCTTATGAAAACTTCATCAACGATATCAAGGTAGGTTCCAACTTCCACGCACTTTGCGAAGATTTTTTTAACTCTGGTGACTTCCATGAGCTGGCAACAGAAACCAGAAAGGATTACCGGAAATACGGTTCAAAGGTAAATGTCGTTTTCGGGAAGATGAAGCCAGACAACATCAAGCCTGAGCATATCAGGAAGTATATGGATAAGAGGGGTGTTAAAAGCAGAGTTCAGGCTAACCGAGAAAAAGCGTTTATGTCGAGGGTGTTCAGGTGGGCATATGAGCGTGGCAAAGTGAAGATGAATCCATGCCAGGGAGTGAAGCAATTTAAGGAGCAAGCGCGCACGCGTTACGTCACGGACAAAGAATATGATGCACTCTTCAGCGTTTCGTCAGTACCGGTGAAGATTGCCATGGAGGTTGCCTATTTATGCTGCGCACGTCAGGGTGACATTCTGGATCTTAAAAAGAGTCAGATACTTGATGAAGGTATTTTAATTCAGCAAAGCAAGACGGCAGTGAGTCAGATTAAGGCCTGGACAGTACGCCTATCGAAAGCGATCACCCTGGCCGATTCCCTTCCGTTAAATAGTGGTATGGTGAGTCTGTACGTTATCCACCAGCAGTCAGGTTCTCGTTACACACGAGATGCATTTAATGCGCAGTGGATGAAAGCTAAAAAGTTAGCCGCTGAAAAATTTCCTGAGCTTGAATTTAACTTCACGTTCCATGATCTTAAAGCTAAAGGGATATCCGATCTGGAAGGAACACTTCACGAGAAGCAGGAAATTTCAGGTCATAAAAATGCATCACAAACGGCGAGATATAACCGAAAGATTTCTGTAGTACCGGTGGTCGGGGGGCAGTAATGCCCTCCTCAAATACCCAAAAGAACTTAGACCCTTCAAATAAGCATTCTCATTTGAATAATCACATTAAGTTAGCATCATCAAATTTGAGGAAGGGCGTTCTTACTTGAATGTTTCAAAATTGCAGATGCGTAAACATTTTATAACCCAGGATCCGCCACATCGTCGATGAACTGTCGAGCTTTGTCATTAAAGCCTACCGCAGAAAAAACAATTGTTAAGCTACCGTCACGGATGGTAACTGTTTGACGGCGCATAAATTCACCAATGAGGTGAGTTATTCCTGCTTGTGTATAGGCGTACCAATACATTCCCATAGACGGGTCGCAGTTCTGCCACCAACGCAATTTAGTTCCATTGACATACATGCTTGATGAACTTCCAGATGCTTTACATTCGATACCATTACGAGGCAACAGGTAAGCATTCACATCACCTTTTGCAGACCTTGAAAGAAGCATATACCAATAGCCATCATCTGACATGACTGTCGGTTCACCACGTTTATTGATGTACCACCCCTCAGCATGGACTGGAATGAGAATACAACAAAAGAACAAAACTACTGAAGTAAAGGCACGCATTTAAAATTCTCCTTAAATTTTCTGCTTAGAGAGATATTTTACTTGTATGAATGTCGAGTTCGGATTTTCGTTAAATTGCACGAATACCATCATAGAGCAAGAATGTATCACCTGAAGTAAAATTTAACTTGTACTACGGGACTTCACCTTAAAAATTTTCGAATGGCGAAACGGAATGGCGAAAGAATGGTGAATGGCGAAAAATGGACAATAAAAAACCACCTTTCGGTGGTTTATACGACACTGCTTATCATTGATTTTATTCTAGTTTTCCCATGGTAGCCGGAGTGGGACTTGAACCCACACAGCGCGAACGCCGAGGGATTTTAAATCCCTTGTGTCTACCGATTCCACCATCCGGCCAGG